GTCCACGTCCACGCCAGTTGTTGCTGCGTTGCCAGCCCCGGCCCCGCCCGCGAGTATCCCGTCCCAGTCCAGTTTGGAAGCCGTCGGAAATCTTGACGGGCACAATTGCCCCGGCTCGCACTTTGGATTGAGACTCTTGCAAAATCGGCACACTTTGGCCTGAAATACTCCGGTCTGGTCCTTGGGTTCGCCCTTGGCGACCAACGGGTTGAGTAGCATGTGATCCCACGATGCCTCCATCCGACGCAAGGTGTTTTGCATCTGTGTCAGAGTCACCGTTAGATCCCGCTGTGCTCGAGCCATTGCTTGTGAGCTCGGAACATACCCCTCGGCACGTCGCATATTGGCAGACACTTTGCCCGCCAGGGCGCTGAGATGCTGCTGAATGTTGTTCATGTCGCTTTTTGTCACCACCGCCATTTTGTCTACTTTGCATTGACGGTCCCCCGATCAACTCTCCCTGAATCCACACTGGCAATTTGGTATCAGGAGCTTCCACACCCAATCTCGGCATCATCTTAAGATCGGTAGCTTTACCAAGAGCATCGATCCATTGAATCAGTGACGTCTCGTCCACATCCAAACATTGTGCTACAATGTGATGGGAACCTTTGACTCCCTCTTGGGGCCAGGGTTGCTTACGAAACTCCACATCGCGATACCAATAAGGCATGTCATTCACGTCCAAAACATCATATGTTTGTCCCAGTAGACGCAAATAAGCTCGACACCAATCCGATATTCCTGGTGTTTCACCATCAGTTGTCAGATAGGCTGTAGCCTTAGAAAACCCACATTGATTAATGTCTTCACCAACATTAATAGTCGTATGTATCTTGGCTAGGGCTCTCAAGGGCTCGGAGAATGAACCGGGGGTAGTCCATGGATCTATGAACACGCGTGACAAGAATTGAACTGGCTGTCCCTTTGGAGAAACAGCCATTTTAAGTTTCAATCCAAGGAATGCGGCGGTGCGAACCATGCACTTGACCGAATCACCATCTCCGACAACCAAGTCAGATAGTAATGAGTCATCACCGTAGAACAAGCCAATTCGTTTAAATGCGACATCAGCATCAACCCCTTTCTCTCTACACGCAGCATAAGCTACGAATGCGTTCAATATCGTATTACCATCCGTTGTTAAAGGCGATCCACTCAGTCTAGAGGCTCCAGGATTATACTTGATCCCAGACTTAGTAAAAGCTTTGGTCTTAACCTCATTGACGAGCAACTGATTCAACTCATTCCAATTTTCTGTTGACACCCAGCGCCGGTAAGCTGCAAACTCCACTTGCTCACGCAACCACTCTGTAATCGTAGCATCGAAACGGGAATAATCTCCCTGCCCGAGCAGAGTTGTCTCCGACGCAAGTGCCATTAATTTACCGGCTATCTCAACTGGTGTCGATCCTGGTGCATACCAATCCACTTCATACAGAATATCAAGCTTAAAAGCATACGTATAGCCTGACAACCGTAAAGTGTGCATTGTTGGAACTGTTGATATGTTCCGAGGATCATTTGGCCCTGTATAGGCCTCTTTCTTCTGAAATGAGGAAACCACCATGTAATACATATCGTCCATCGTTACTCGTTTTGATCTTATTTTCTGCAAGGGTTTGTCTTGAACATCAACCACCTCCGATACCATTAGAGGTTTTCCTTGTCCAACCACTGGAACCAACCGGGCAACAAATTCTTCAGCATATCCATCAAACCGTTTATGGGGTCGAATAGCTCCACGGGTAGGGTTACCCTCCTGGATCATGAGCAAAGCGACCTTATTAGGGCCGACCACTCGTTTATCGACACATACCTCATGGTTCTCTTTATTATCTAATGGATACACTGCTTCGAATGTTAACGGTGGCGTTGCATATCTGCGTGCATACTCACGTCCTTGAGTTACCCGGATTTCTGACGCAGCTGTATAATGTGCTGCTGGTATTCCAGGCTGGAAAACCCTGGCTTTAGGGGCTCCCAATTGTGCATGCAAATAGGCATACAGGATGGCGGCTTGATCCGCAGTGCATGTGTCTTTAGTCCAACGAGTGATGTCCGAGAGGTACTTTGACTCTGAATACTTCGCTCTCAATGTAGCACCAACGAAAATCTCATAAGAAACCTTCACTGACACTGGGTCACCCTCACGTGACACCGACACCATCGTCTGTTTCTCATCTGAAACCACTAATGAATTAAACCCTCCGTTGGAATATTGCATAGGCTGCAAAACCGTTGTTGTATCACCCCACAATGCCAAAGGTATTTCAGCAAAAGGGGTCAACGCTATGATCCGACGGTGGTCTCCAATTCGATAATGGTCAACATGTACTGACATGCACCACAAACCCACCCACCAACCTGCCGTTTGTCCAATCCAATTCAAGACTCTCCAAGCAACATTCCGTCCAGCTGCTCCAATGGCCATAACCGAATCTGATCCATAATCCCAAATATGATGGCGGTAGGCTGTTGCATTTGCACCACCCCCATTAACATGATACTCAACCATGTCATTCTTTATTGAGAAATAACCATCGGACACTCGTCCACCAACCTCCTCAGGAACAAAGGAATAGAGTAATATTGGAACTCCAAAAGACAACCAATAATGCATATCAGCGTAGTAATCACAATCTGTCATGATTATCACGTGGTTAGGAGTCACTTTCTTCGACACATAATTCTGTGCCAAATCATTCAATGAGTAGTAACACCTCTGGCCGTCCTCCCCTTTCTCACGAAGTGATGGTGAGACAATATACGGAACCTTGCCCAAACGACGAACTAACTTCTTCATCGCATCCGTAGCTCCATTTCGCATTTCAGCACTCTCCTGATGTGGGTGCCCAGATCTAACTCCAAAAGTCGTGACTTCTAGTCCGGACTGGAAAGCTTTTCGTAAGCCCGCATTGAGCTCACGTCTGTAACGCGAAATGAACCAGCTAATTAGTCGCATTGATACATACGGTTGACTTAGGATAGCAGACAACAAGCGATTAAACAAAAGAACCGCCTGAGCCATCGAATAACCAACCAAAAACGCCCGCAGTGTGGGAAACTTCTTGACCATTGTCGCTAGGACTCCGGCCGCAAAGCAATTCCATCCACTAAAGCAAGCA